TTTTCACGCCGTACTTGCAACGAGTACGACATCATGCATGAACTCATGGAAGCAAACAAACTCAAGCGCCTCCAAGGTGATCAAATCCTCGAATACAAACTCGGGCAAGTTGCTAGTTCCAACTACCAACTAGAAGAAACCGCACTCAAATACTCATGGGCATGTGTCCTAGGTCTTGCGCAAGTTTCTCAGCTCGACTTCATTCCACGCGTGCGTGACCGCAATGCAAACCCACGCATCCGCACTCACATCTCATTTCTTGACGGCATCAAAACAGGATTCGACTCCGACTTCCACAAGCGTGGTCGCCGTCTTCGCCCCCGCTTCCGTCGCAACGACGTTATCCCCAACGAGCCTGACTCATCATGGGTCGGTCCCCCCACCAAACTTCCATCCGAGGTACAAACACATGTCTAATAAAACCACGCACATTAACACCATCACTCTAATCACAGCCACTTGTGACGACACCGTCATAGGTGTCTACAAAACACGCATGCTCTTGGCCGAAGGCGTACCTCCAGTTGGTCTCGCAGATTCATACGAAGCAAACGACATCATACGGTTTGCAAACGCCCCCTTCGATGGCAAACACGGTGTAACAACCACTGTATACGCCCAACAAACACGTGAATGGTTAATTCCAGATGCTATGTGGATCGAATACTTTGAACTCCTCAAACTCAAAATCACCATAGAAGCAGTTAACCGCAAAACAACTTGCGAAACTAACGTTACTGAACTGTCCGAAATGCCCCTTGAAGAATTTCAAGTTGGTCTTTTAATGATCATTCCTTCATATGCAAAAGAATCAACAACCACCATCAACGGTAGACCTGTTAAAGAAGTCATAAACGAATCGCCTCAAGCCTCATACAAAACCCACACTAAAGGAAACTCTAATGCTTAATCCCCGCTCACCTCGCATTCTCTCCACGCTTACACGCAAAAGCACGCGCCTCGAAATCGCGGCTCATATTCTCAAATGTTTTGAAATCGAAACACTTGAGCGTCAAACATCCATCAACAACATCATGTCTATGGATGGCAAGGACACACGCAACACAACTTCTTACATCTTTGGCAACGATTTTCCAAAAGACATACTGGAAGCCACGCTTCAACACGACGAACAAGCACCGCATTGTTCCAATGTAGAAATGCTTTCGCATTGCGACATCCACATTGACAACACAAGCGTTGAAGATCTGCCTTTCATTCTTAATTGCCTTGCAGGCATCAACGTCTTCGTATCAAGTCATGAACACTTGACAGATCAAGAACTATGGGATCATCTTCAGCACGCCATCAACGAAGAGTGTCCGTTTTTACCGCCATCTGAAGGCGTTAACGAGTTCATCAGTTTCGCACTCGAAGCAGCAGAAGACCCAGATCACAAATCATTACGCACAGTTCCGCAACCCCTCGAATCAATCACCGACGTGGTAATTGAAGAACACAACACAAAGGACACCCAATGACTGCAGCAGAAAAAATTAAAGAACTTGAAGTTCAACTAGGATTAGCCAATCACGAATTAAAAAGCGCAAAAACTCGTGAAGGATACTTAGAAGAAACAGTAAACAACGACGAAACAATTCGTCAAGAACTACTAGGCCACATTAAATTACGACGTGATTTGGCAAGGTCAATCATGATGATCCTAAAATTAAGCAAGAAAGTTTTAGGTCCCCCCACGCAAGAAAGCTTTTACATTCCTTGCGAAGCCTTTCACCTCATTCATTCTTACTTAGAAGCCATTGAAGAACAATATTACGTCATCCCATCCACACCCAAGTCCACCCCTAAATCCAAGAAAGACACACAATGACTATGAACCCCTCGCAATTCCATTCCGCTGCATCACGCTCAGCCCTTCTCGCACGCATTGCACAATTTAAAACCACAAACGCAGCACAACCACCTAAGGTTGTCATCCCCCCACAACCTCCAACAGAAACGGACACCGACATGTACGCACCCGACATGTTTGCAGACACCACCTCACCAGGAATAACTTGCGCTGGACGTATCACCACGCCAGCCGAGTTGATCGACTTAACTCTTGACGAAACAGTCAAGTCTTTCATCAACGCCATAGGTAAGTCCACCAAACCAGAAAACTTGAGGCTCATTGGACCTGCTGGCTGCGGCAAAACATCCATTGGCCAGTGGCTCGCCCAAGAAACAGGGAAGCAACTCTTGATTATGGATTGCAGCATCATCAGGGAGCCACGCGATTGGTTTGGCTTTCGCACCGTAAAAGACGGTGCCATCAAGTGGCAAGACACCAACTTCGTACGCATGGTTACCGCAGGCAACTGCGTAATCGTATTAGACGAGTTGAATAGAGCACCATCCGCAGTCTTAAACGGTCTTATGCCGTTGCTCGACCACAGACGATCTACATGGGTAGAAGAACGCGGTAGCGCTGTCGCGTGTGGACCCAACATCACCTTTGTAGCCACAACCAACATAGGTTCACGCTATATCGGTGCATCCCCCGTTGATCTCGCACTTGCAGACCGTTTCTCTCGTGTCATCGAGGTCTCGTACCTCGACGTCAACGAGGAAGCAGATCTCTTGTGTAGACGCATTCCACGTTTGCCACGTGACAGCGCAGAAGCATTGAGTGTTATTGCGTCAACAACTCGCGCCAAGACATCAGGCTATGAGCCTATCTCAACACGCGAACTTCTCGCAGCCGCATCAGACCTCGCCCTCTACGGTGAGCACTCACTTCGTTACACCCTACTCAGCAAGATCACTGACCACAGCAAGCGTGCAAGTTTAGCAACTCTTTTGACGGGCAAGTTCCCCGGTCTTATAGGCAATTCAGTAAATAGCAAAGAAGGGATTCCATTCTAATGAGCCTCAAAAAGACTATAGCCACATTCGGAATTGATACGTTCGGATGGTATGACGAAGTGCCCTACGTATGGGCAGAGAAGGATTCAAAAGAGAATCCAACGCTCACCAACATCCGCAACTTCTCTCAAGAACTATGGGGTCTCTACATCAAGAACAAGGTTGCATTTAAATTTGCAAACTACGGAGAAATGTATGGTGACTCAGTGCACGCCGCATTTCTTCAGTTCAATGATGCCACTATTCACTTTGCTCACGAAGGACACCGAGAATTGTTGTTTGATTTCTTCAAGGATTTGTGCATACGTGGGCACACAGCCCATGCCAATAGGGAACTAGGAAGTTTTACAACTTCTTACATTCTACGTGCTCAGACTTGGACTGAAGAAGAATTAGAAACCTGGGTTCAACGCGAGATTCCACATCGTATTAAAGAAGCAAACGATGTTCTTCGTAACGACACAGACACAGTCACCCTCGGAAACTATCTCCTCCGTAACCCCGACGAAGAATTCGAAGCCGACGTCCCCGCTCAACGCTTTGATAATTATGTTTATACAGATGCAATCACAGCTATAGGGCTTCAGACCCTAGAAACTAAAGGCATATGCATGAACATCGGCACAGAAGGTGTTGCCAAATACATGCAGCACATGAGCAACATCAACGAAACTGTTGTGCTTGAGCCAGGATTCCGCAATCCAGCTGCCGTAGTCTCAGAGTGCACCCTTGAACTCTGGTACGGTATGTGCCAACATCACGCACGCGCCAAGATTCTCCACTCTTGGCCAGGCTGGGCTGATATCTTCGAAGCCGACGATCAAACCTTCGGTCCTCTTCAATCAGACATGTCTCGCTACGTCAAGAACTCATCCCCTCACAACTCAGAGATGCGCCGCTTCGTTCGTGGTTTACTATGGAATCTGCGCATGCCCAAAGCGCAACACGTCAACCTCATACCCAACAAGAACTTTCAACAAGCTTATGACGTAGCCAAAGAATGGTGGCCCGTAATCACAGCCGCATCCTTCAACAACTCCACTCACTTTAGTACAGTTGGTGACCTCATGGATGAGTTGTTAACTGTTATCTCTGTCAAAGAAAAGATCCGCGACAAGAAAGACAAAACCCCTAACCCAATTGACCCAGCTGGACACGGCATAAAAGTTGACCCTCGGGATGGTCGCAAGTATCTACCCGAAAGAGAAAGCTCCAGGATTGGTGCTAATGCAGGCAATCAAATTCACGTAGAACCACAGGCCACAAAAATTGGAGAAAAACCAAAAGAAAAAGAAGCAAAGCTCACCATCTTCACTAAGCCTACCGCATGGACTGACCTACCTACTCACCACCTAGGCACAAACTTAATGCACAAAGCACACGATGAAAGTTTAGACGATTACAAAGCAAACTCCATCAAAGCACAGAAAGCAACACGCACCAAAATCGCAGAGATGATTTCAGGTGCCACATGGTTTGTTCCCCTCCCCCCACCAGGTGAATACGGTCAACTCCAAGGCCAACTTGACGAAGGTTCTCTCTCTAACTTCGCAGCCTTCGGCGATCCCCACATCTTCAGCACGCCACCCGAATGCGGACGTGGTCACATCGCCATTGGCATTGTTGTCGATGCATCTGGATCCATGGATAGCCACTGCACAAGGGACTCTAATGACAACTACGTTGACTACAACGCTTTACAAGAAGTATGTTCATTCCTCGGTGGCTTCCGTGACGCCATCTCCCGCTCCGCCAACATCACCATGGATGCATACGCATTTCACTCAGACCACACAACACAACTAGCCTCGAAACACAACGTTAAATTTGAAGACAGCGAATATCAAACATGGCTAAATGTCAAAGATGACAAAGGCGGCCACATCAATCGTTGGTCTGCTCCTATGTCTTGTTGTGTCATGCGTCCTCTTCATACAGATGACGACCTACTCTTCACTGCACCAGACGGTGGTACTCCAACAGCAGAAGCCATCTCTGCCATAGAATCACGACTTCGTCAACAACATCCAGACGCAACTCGTTTCATTCTCGTGCTTACAGACGGTGCACCCAACAGCTCCACAGCAGTACGTGAAGTTGTAAGCTCACTAGAAACACCCGTGTTTTGTGTAGGAATCAACACGTATAGCGAGGCACTAAAAGGTCAGTACAATCCAGGTCACTATTTCCTTATCGAGTCTCCCGAGCAAGTCGCACAGATTGCCTGCGATCTCGTCCAAGGAATTGGTCAAGCCCTGAACAACGCCTAATGCAAGGACCTTTACCATGCCAAGCCCAGCTAACTCCGACAACCTGCGTACTTTGTGGCACGCTTTCCGCACAAAGCCCATACCCTCCATCACACTTGTGGATCTGCGCCATAAACTCACAGGAGAACGGTGGCCCACAATCTGTGTCCTCGAATCCCACCCCGACGGGGACAAACTCTACCCCTACGCCTTTATGATTGACAAATCTCAGCATGATCTCTGCAACAACCTCGTCATCCCCTCACAATACGAAAGTATCTGGGACTGGTGTCTCCCCGAACCTAACAAAGGTAACCCCATGATTCAACTCTACTTACTCATCGCCATACTCGCAGCTCAAATGTTTCTTCTTGGACTAATAGTCGGACAGGATCGCAGATGATGCTCCCCCTCCTAGCCGCGAACCCGACCTGTACATCGTGTGAACTACACAAGTACGCAAAGAACCCTGGATTGCCCGGGGTTCTTTTGTCTTCATCCCTGCCCCCCTCACCCACCACCCCACTCCTCGTCATCCTCGGCATGGCCCCCTCCTATGCCGACGATCACAAACTAGTGCTCGCCCACAAAGCAGGTGCCCAACACCTCTTCAACAATGTGTATCTCCCCCCACTTTGTGCCGCTGCCACCGTAGTCCTCATACAAACCGTGCGTTGTTACACGCCTGCAACCACACCACCTAAGCCCAAGCAATGTCGCACGTGTTTTTCACACCACTCAACGGATGATTTACGTGGGGCCTGTTACCACCTAGCCCCCGAAACTCCGCGTGCCCTGCTATGCTTGGGCTCACACGCCATCGCCACTGTCACCAAGTACACACAACCTAAGTCGTGGTCACTACGCCACGCCTTCACTCGACAAGGCACACCCTCCACATTGTGGGGGGACTATCCCATCTTCACCACATTCTCACCAGGCGCAGTCATGCATTCACCCAACCTCATTCACCCCGTCACCGATCACATCACACTAGTCCACTCTGCACTAGTGGGAACCATGCCCGTCGCATCGTCCCCCCACATCGTGCGACCATTCTCACCAACAAGGAATTACAATGACCAGCTTTAACAAACAAGACATGCTCAACGGTATCGCTGAAAAAATCCAAAAGATTGCCGACGACAAACAAGGACGCAACGAAGATCTCATGTGGGAAACCTTTGCCTCCATACTCCGCCGTGGCGAACCCATTCCTCAGCAGATGAAGGTAGTAGCAGGCATGATCAACATGAAGATGAGCCAACTCTCAGCTCTTGTTACTTTGCATACAGGTCTTGCAGAAATTGAAGCATCATGCAGTCCGACCATGGAATTGTTCAAGGAAATTCTCAGCAGAAAGATCAAAGATGACCAATAAATTATCAGGCCACGATGGCCCAATTGATGGCCCGATTCTCCCGACACTTCTCCCGACATTTTGTCGGGACACGAAAGGAATTCCAGATGCCAAAAGTTAAGAAGAAAAAGCCCCTCAAAAGGTGGCGAATAGTCATCGAAAAGTTCTACGACGTCACCGAAACCCACACCTACGAAGACGTTAAAGCAAACACCGAAGCACAAGCCATAGCAATGGTAAAAGAATGGGACGAAACTGGAGATAGAAAACCAGATGACGTAAATGAAAACATGGAGTTTGACTTTGAACGCATCGACGCCTACCTCATGCGAAAAAGTAAAGACATTTATAAATTTCTATTCAAAGGAAGAAAGACATGAGCCCACCAGTAGAAACATTCCTTGCCCGTATCTTCTGGAAAGAAGATGATGCTGAAGGCATTGAACAATTCGGAACAGTGAAAACAATTGCTCTGTATCCAGACTATGACGACAACGATGATGGTTGTTTCTGGCATCACGAAGGAACAGAAGAAAGTTTTTATAAAGAGTTTGCTAAAGATAACAAAGACAACCTCGAAGATTTCTACGCAGAGAAAGTAGGCGACGATGAAGAACTTTGAAATCAAATGTACATACACACAACAACATGACACAGTTGCAACTTTTATTCGACAAGTAATAGAATTAGTTTTACATTTAGATCGCCACAAGTGGATAGCTACAGAAGGTTGGCCCGCAACTGAATACACAGATGCCGATGGTGACTTGTGTATTAATCTTCAGTTTACTTTTAAAAGTCCAGGAAGAAGATTTGATGGCAAAGAAATTGGAAACTTTATAGCTTTGTGTGCTGAGATATGTGGCGATTCTGTTCGTATATATGACGGAGGATCTGGACCCAACGTCCGGTATAAAAATTACAACAAAGACATGTATTTAAAATGGAAAACAAAGTATTTTCCTAATGGACGTAGTGCTGCAGATCGAGCTGAAGCACGCATGAAGGCACGCATAAAGAAAGAAAAATTAAATGAACCTGATCAGCCTTGACATAGAAACGTATGGCTCTTGCATCGTGAACGACAAGGGCCAGCACCTTCCGTCACAGACGGTGTTCAATCCCACCCGTTCTATTGAGACTGATCACTGCTCACGCGACGACCTCGTCCTCACCTGCACCATCACAACAGAACGCCACTCATGCCCGTGCAACAAGCACCCTCGAGAGCCTGCCCTTACTTCCGTGGACATGGCTATGTGCCGGCCGTGCTGCACCTTCACGCTCCACATGTTCAGCGAGGCAGACCGTATCCTTCTGCAACGCTGGCTTGCTTGGGCCACAGACATAGTGGGCATGAACATACCGTTTGACATCCAGTACCTGCGTGCCCAAGACCCACGCTTCTGGCTAGAGCTGGGCAAGCGACGCCACATCCTGCACGACCTGGCTGTGTACAACTACCTGCACTCCGAGCTCCGACCAGAGCGCTCCCTTAAATCCCTGGGCCCTGTCCTTGGCACCCATGTGTACTCACGCACTATGAAGGACGGGAAGTTCAAGTCCCCCCACGATCCAGAGTTCCTGTCGTACGCTGCACAAGATACGCACAATACACTGCTCGCATGTAGCGAACTAGCCAAGCGTATCGCACGTGACTGGCCTGATACCGACAAGCTATCCCCCTTCTGCATCCAGCACTACAGCAATACCCTATGGTGCATCATCCAAATGTCAGAGCAAGGCATACCAATGTCACGCGCTGACCTCCAACTCCAGTACGACGCATGCAAAATCACATCGGACTTCTGCATATCTGACGCCGAGAACCTAGGCTTACAACTAGAGGGCAAAGGATCCCACACATCCAAGAAAGATTTTCTTGAAGCGTGCACTAGCACTTTGGCGCTTCACGGAATAGACATTCTGTCTAACCCCCTTGCTCAGTTCACCGAGAAAAAGAAGGAGTTTTCTTTTACAGAAAGCAACCGCAACCTCATCATTCAGAACTTGCCAGCATCACCTAACTTAGTTAAAGACAAGGTGCTCACGTGTCTGACTCTTGCCAACACACATCAGAAAGCACAGAAGCTTATGTCTACTTACCTTGCTCCACTGCTCACGGGCAAGCGCAATGATCCTACGAACCAAGGATCCGTGTGTATTCCTAGTGGCTTCCCAGGTGAGGGCGACAGCATCGCGTATCCATCATGGTATGTGGTGCCCTCCTCTCCAAAAGATTCAGCAGGCTCCGAAGGTGGCACCATTCAGGGACGCATCACATGCAAGAACCCTAGTGCCCAAACCTTCCCGCCCTGCATCAAGCAGTGCATCAAGTCCCGCTTCCGTGATGGCACCATCCTATCTATCGACTTGTCCCAAATAGAACTACGAGTAGCAGCCGTGTGCTCTGGCGACCCCACTCTACTGGCCGCGTTCAACGCCGGCCTTGACCTGCACACCGACCGCGCCATCCAACTGTTTGGCCCCCTTGTTATACATAGTCCTACGTTCAAGTCCCTCGAGCGGCAGGTAGGCAAGACCATGAACTTTGCTGACTTGTTCCTTGCATCTCCCTATCGCATGCGCATGTCGGTGCACGAGATGACAGGAAAACTGATGCCTTTATCTTTCTTCGAAAACGTGGCAGCCACCCGTGCCACCGCACGACCAGGTCTGCATGCCTGGCAACAAAGCCTTATCCGCACCGTTGACCGCACCTCCTCCCTCGTCCTCCCCCTCACAGGACACTCCCGCACATTCGTGGGGGGCACAGCCAACCACCTCAACGAGGTAGTCAACTTCCCTATCCAAACCATAGCAGGCAACCTCACCCTCGCTATACAGAACGAACTAGCCCTTAACTGTGTGACACCCATGGACTCACCACTTGCTGGCGTGCAAATGTTCCTCCAGATTTACGATGCCATCTACCTAGACTGCGCACCCAACGTGTGCATCCAGGATCTCAAGCTTGACATTGCAGACGCCATCAAAGAGGTGGCAACCAATGGCTACTGGGCAAAGATACAAGAGCACTACGGTCACTCCACTTCCTTGCAATATGAAATCAGTTAGTATGTTCATGTGTCTAATGAACTAACGATCCTCGTGGACTCTCGAGAGAAGAAGCCGCTGCCCTTTCCGGAGCACTTGCCGTCGCTCCGCTCGGATCTGCCTGCTCTCTCTCGGAGTTCACGAACTTACAGGCTACGCACAGAATCACTTACAATGGTGACAGGGGATTACGCGCTTAAGGGCTACGAGAAGCATTGCCTCATTGAACGCAAAGGTTCCCTCCAAGAGGTGGCGGGAAACTGTCTAACTCCCGACGGAAGACGACGGTTTACCGCCGCCATGGATCGCATCAAAGACGCATGCGCCTACCCGTACCTCCTTCTAGAAGGTAACTTGCTTACTTCCTTGGTGCCCTGTGCCGCTTTACCTGATCCTTGGAATGCTATAGACTCCTTGCATCGCATCTTGTTCGAACGTCACATTGGCCTTATCCTGTTACCTAATACGTCTATCACCTCACGAAGAGCCGTAGCCGAATGGGCTGCACGCCTCCTCATTAACGCCTCCTTCTGCCCCCTGCCTCCAAAGGAATCACCATGTCAAGCCACGTCTCCTTAGTAACAATGAATAGAACTCTTTCTCTTGCCAGCACAGGTACAAATATTACTTGTGCTACTAGTGCAGTTGCCCAATATTCTTCTGCAACTAAACCAGTTACAACTACAGCAACAGCATCTGGATGGGCGGTAATGGAAGGGGACATGAATTATGTTAAAATTCTTCCTCTCTTTGTAACTTGTACCTCCCCCGCTATGAGAGTTATTGGATGGTCTCTTAATTCAAACTCAGGTTTATACTGTCCTGCTTTATTGTGTGATGTAAGTTTCACTTTAAACGGTAGTGATACTCAAACAATTAATGGTACTGCTTCTTTGTTAGGTAGTTCTGCTATTACAAAAAATATTGGAGATTGCAAAATCTTTAACTCAACAAGTCTTGCAACCAGTGCATTCTTTGTAGTGGATACTTTGGGATGCCAACTTGTTCAGTTTAGTTTTCGTTCTGCTAGTGCAGTAGCATGCAATGCTAATGTTGGGAGCTTGTAAGTTTTGAATCGCACGCGCACCTCGACGCTAAATGCATTTGGATTGCGAGATCAACGCAACCGAATCTTCCCTGCGCTATCCGCATCCGACGGCTCCACCCTAGACCTAGACTTTACAACCATGGGGGGCGTGCTTGATTCTCGCTTTACATTTACCCGCCCAGGTCCAAACGCTACTTATATAAATTCATTAGGTTATGTAACAACTGCACCATCAAACGTAACATATAATACCGCATGGATTGATTCAAACACAACCCCTACAAGTTGGTCGTTTTATGACGGAGCAGGTACTCCTGCTGTAGTAACTATTCCATCGTCAGGCAAACGGTCAATTGCAATAACAGCGGGCACACAATCGTTTTTGTATCAAGCCCCTCCCGCATTGATAATTGGTCTTAGATATTCAATATCAATTGTTTTGCATTCTGTTACAGGAGCGGCTCCTAACTTTAGCAACTTAATTTCAGTCGATAGCACATCAGGCCCTTACGTTTATTACAAAGATGGTTCTCTTTCAAGTTCGGGATTTACAGTAACTGCGGGCACATATACAATTTTGTTTACAGCTACTGCTTCTAGTGCTCAAATTAGAATAGGATCAGCATCAGGCACAGCCCCAGGAACATATACTATTGTAGTTTCATCAGTTCAATTGCAGATAGGTGAAGCTGTTTCACCTACTTTTCTTCCTAACTATTCTAATGGTGCAAGATATTATGGACCTCGTTTTGATTACAATCCTACTACACTTGCGCCCAAAGGTTTGTTAATTGAAGATACAAGTACAAATTATGCTTTGTATTCAGAATCTTTTGTAACAAGCGCAGGTGTTTATAATGACAACGCAATCTTAAGTAGAACTACAACTGAAACTTCTCCTTCGGGTGGAACTGCCGTATGTTTTTTTCCAACTATTGCTCTTGATTATCACAGGTTGCAATACTCAAGCGTTCCTGTTTTAAGTGGTGCGGTAACAATATCAATTTGGTTAAAAAGAAAAGACAGTAATTATCGTGGGGGAATTAACGCAGGAGGATACATAAATGCAAGCGCAGTCTTTGATCTAAACGGTGCGGGTAGCGTAGTTACTCTTGGAGGCACGGCAGCAAACAAAGCCGCAACAATTACGGCATATCCAAACGATTGGTATAGAGTTACTTTAACAGGAACTTATACTGCAGGAAATAGTTTTTACACCTTTATGACTTCTAGCACAAGCACAGATTCAACAGGACAAAATTTTACAGGAGTAGCATCACAAGGTTTAATTATGTGGGGAATGCAAGTTGAACTTGGCAGCGGCGCAAGTTCCTATATTCCAACATATAGTGCTACAAGTTATAGAGCAGCAGAAACTTGTACTTTTGCGGTTACCCCTGCAAACATTAGTTTAACATCAGCACCGCCCGCAACATTTGTTTATACAGCAAATGTACACGCAATTCCAACAAGCGGTTTCCCAACCATAATTGGTTTTCAAGATAGCGTTGGAACAACACGAGTATTCAGATCACAAATAAATTCAACAACAAGCAATTATGTAACTTGGTTACCAACAGGGATTGCATCAACGGAAGCCAATGAAATCGCATTTTCAACTTTAGCCCAAGGCGTTAGTTTTAAATTGGCTAGTTCTATTACAAGCACTTTTGTTACGGCAAGCCGCAATGGAGTCGCGGCAACTGCCGTATCAGTTGGTGCAACATATAGTTTTGTTACGCCTGAAAAAATTGTTATTGGTCTTTTGACGGGCAGTGTGGGGTTTACTATTGCAAATTTTAAATTCTTTCCAATTGCAAAATCGCAAACAGAATTGAATGCGTTAACTACTTAACTCTTACAGGAGAACACAACATGTCACCGCCAATGTCTACGGCCCTCGTCGGGTCGCGTAATATCCTTGCCGCTTCAGGTCTTATAGAGCGTCGTCCACCCGTCCGTTCCTCTGACTTCCGTGGTATTGGATCACCGTTCCACTACTACCTAGGACGCAAACTAGGCCTAGTGCCAGCCCTGCGCTGGAGCCAAGCCCTATCTCATGGCACGTGGTTCCACGCAGCCCTAGAGCTTTTGCTGATGCCAGACGTAAGCCAAGCAAAAGTCAAGTACGACGTCAAGCTAGAGACACGCCTTGACGAGATCCGTGGCGTGTGCACCCAGATGGCAGTAGGCGATGCACGCATCCGCGAGATCCTTGCCACGGAAGACCAGGACGCACAGACCGCATGGGCATGGGCTGTCACCGCAAGCGCCATCCCTATCGAGGGCTCACTTGCTAACGGTCGCACGCTCCACACCTTCCTCAACAACCCCGACTTCATCGAGTTGTGCTGCGAGTGCACCCTCAAGACCGAGCTCAAGGTAGACGACGACCGCACCAACCCCGTGGAATGCGTCATTCAACCAGATCGTTTGCTGTATCAGGTGTCACAGAAGTCAATCTGGATCGTTGACTATAAGACAACAGCAATCTCACCCCGTATCCGCGCAGCCTCCTGCCCCATAGAACCTCAGACTCAGCACTACATGATGGTAACAGACGACCTCATTAACCGTGGCACCCTACAAGGCATGTTTGACCTACCCGACGACATCTCCGTGGGGGGAATGCTCCATGCCATCATTAAGAAGCCAACCATTTCCTTTGGGCAAATGGATCGTGACTTTATGCTGGACACGTCTCCCTTTAAGAGTGGCCCCCGCAAGGGAGAACCCCGCAATGAGAAGCAATACTTGGGGGAACCACGCCTTGAGAACTACATGGAACGGTGCAAAGACTGGTACTTAAGTCGTGGCGATTACTTGCACACAGCGCAAGATCGCAGCATAGATCCTTTGGTAAATTTATCCTTTACAAGTGGCACTGCCCTACTTGACAAAGCCTGGACAACTCAATACGCTGCTCGACTTCAAGCCATCAACAGATGGCGGCTCGCGCAAATTGAACCGGAAGAATATCCGTGGCCTACAGAAATTCATGGTACTGGCACACTAGATCCGTACGCACCATTCGTGTTGCGTCCTGTCTCAGAGTGGGCTGACATCGTGATGCAAGAAGGTTTCATGGTAGTTGACCGAGACGCAACACAGGAGATTGCAAATGTCTGACCAGTACCCCGAATCAAAAATACTGCGTAATGAATATGGAAATTTACAGTCACAGATTCTTACTGAGATCGTTAAGCCTTATATATCAGGAGTCATTAGGGAATCAGCAGGGGAAATTTCCAACAAAAGTTCTCTACACGCGGCATTTAAATCTAAAACAGGAAGCACAGTTTCCTTCTCCACATTTAATTTGTGGCTAGAAATACTTGGCATTCAATTTCGCAAGGTTATTCAGATAGACGGCATTAACCCTGCGAACGTGGTGCCCGCTCTGGGCGGGGGGGACGTTGTCCCCCGCCCAGAAGCGGAGCCTGAAGTAAAATTTGATAACGAAGAACCAATGGACTTTCGCCCTTCTCGTGGATACGGCGATGCGTTCGGAGAAATAGCAAGACAAGGAAATCAATGAGCATTCATCAGACAACATCATCTAACACACCGCCCGTACGGGCATACAAATCACTTGGCTTTCAAGGCGGACCAGGACAGTATTCGCTTCGAAACTTATTGGGTATGGTTGTAGGAGAACAAAACTCGGGCAAGTCTTACTTGTTCCAATCTTGTTCCGATGCATTTATCATTAACCTAGACCTCTCTTCCACTGTGTCCCCCCACGCCAAGTGTGTTGTTTGGCCTGGCATTGGCGGAGATGGTCGTCCAATCGACGTAGACGGCAAGCCCCTTGTAATGACATGGGAACACGTCATGGCCAAGGTGCAACAACTTTGCGACATGGCA